GTCACCACCCCACAGCGCACCATCCGTGTCTAATAGCGCGCAGTGTCCAACAACGCAGCGCACCATCCGTGTCTAATAGGGGATGGGGGTCGCAAAGTTCTGCAGCAAAGGGGGACCCCCGATGGTCAGAATCCGATTTTACCTCCACAAGCGGAAAAACGACATTGCTGCAGCGCTAAAAGCCCTGGTAGAGGCACTGTATAGGGTTGCCTAGTATTCAACAAAAATCGCGCTGACCAGCAAGTTTACGAAATCAAGATCAAAGTAATGCTACTAGTAAACTTTTAAAGTAACCTCCACGGGCTATCCGCTGCTGTGTGTAATAGCGGTTTTGTCTAATAACGCTGCCGCGTCAAATAGTCGGGGTGTGTGTAATAAGGGGTTAGGCCCAGGCGACGGTGATGGTGTCTGCGGTGGTGGTGACGATGGCGTCGTGGTGGGAGCCGCTGGTGACGGGCAGGATGTCGGTGGCGAAGGCGAGCAGGTCGGGCAGGGTGCAGGGGGTGGTGAGGGTGGCGCCGGTACCTGGGGTTTCGGTGTCGGGGCCGCCTTGGGTGACGGTGGTGACGGTGATGGTGGCGCCGCCGGGCAGCTGGCTGTCGTCGGCGACGAGTTCGGGGAGGTTTGTGCTGGTCAGGGCGCCGGCGAAGGTGCAGACGTAGCCCCAGTTGCCGTCTTTGGTGACGGTGATGTTTCCGGGGCCGATGGTGGTGAGGGCTTCGAGTTCGTCCTGGACGTCGCCGGCTGCGGGGTGGTAGTCGATTGGGCTGGTTCCTTCGCCGTTGAACCAGAGGGTGAAGTTGCCGCTGCCGGGGCTGCCGGTGATGTCGAAGCGTTGGATTTCGTTGGGCATGTTTTACAGTGTGTCTCATGGCACAGAAGGAATCCCCGGAGTTGTTGTCCGTGTCGCCTGCGGTGTTGACGTTGCCGGCGACGTTGGTGGGGTTGCGGGTGTGGCTGGATACGGTGAATCAGGTCCGTCCGGGCTCTAACAGTGTGGCGGTGACGGGGACGGCGACGACGTTGACGGTGGCATAGCCGATATCGACGCATCGCCCGTGATCGGGACGGTTTGGGGTGGTTTCGGGTCGTTTTTGGGGTGTTTGCGGGGTTTTTTGGGGTGTTTCGGGGTGCGGCATTGCCTAAGGGTTGGGCAATAATCTAGTTCATGACGCGTCGTAAGCCTCCTGCCCCGACTCCTACTCAGGTTTATGCGCAGCGGCTGGAATCGTTGCTTGGTGCGGTGTGGGCGGATGCGATGGCCGGGGAGACGAAGTCGGTGGAGGTGGCCCGGCGGATCTTGGCGCAGCAGGGCAAAAGTTTAGGGTTGGATGCCGAGGTGGGGGCGGCGCCGATCAGTGATCAGGAACTGATTCCCGATGATGAGCTGGCGTCGTTCCGTAAGCGGTATGTGCGTAAGCCGGCGTGATGACGGCCACCCTTTCGCAGCAGGTGACCCGGGTCGGGTCGACTAAGCCGCGGATCTACACTCCGCCGCTGCCGGAGCATCTTGACGCGCTGGGCTGGATGGCCCGGGACTGGTCCTGGGGATATGACTGCATCGATTTTTTGGAACAGTGTGTGGGCTGGTCGTTGTTGCCGTGGCAGCGTTGGCTTTACATCCATGCGTTGGAGAAAGGCGCGGATGGCACCGGGTTTCGGTTCAAGTTTCTGCTGGTGTTGGTGGCCAGGCAGAACGGGAAATCGCAGTGGCTTAAGGGTTTAGGTTTGTGGCGGTTGTTCGCTGATGAGCGCGGCGAGATTCATGAGGGTTGCCCCGGGGCGAAAGGGGCTTTGCTTGCGTGTCAGAACTTGCAGTACGCGGAGCGGATGCTTAAAGAGGTGGCGTTGGAGATCAAGAACAATCCGCGGTTGCGCCCGGAGATGACGCGGCACCGCACCGTTAATGGTCAGAATCGTATTGATTTGACGAATGAGCGGTATTGGCATGCGGCGGCGGCGTCGCATCGGGGTGGGCGGTCGATGTCGGTGGATATCGTGATGCTCGATGAGTTGCGGGAGCATAAGACGTGGGATGCGTGGCAGGCGATCGTGCCGACGACGACGGTGCGGCCGTATTCGCAGATCATTTGTTGTTCGAATGCGGGGGACACCTACAGTGAGGTGTTGCGTACCCAGCGTGATGCGGCGTTGCGTCGTATTACGACGGGGGAGACTGAGTTTACGGATATCGGGATGTGGGAGTGGTCGGTGCCGATGGAGGTGGATCCGGCTGATGAGTCCTATTGGTATCAGGCGAATCCGGCGATGGGGTTGTTGAATTCGTTTCGGTTGGAGGATCTGCGGGGCTATTTGGAGGCGCAGCAGTACCGGAATATGCCGGGGTTTCAGACCGAGCATTTGGCCTTGGATGTAGAGACTCCTGTCTTGACAACCGATGGCTGGAAGACGATGGCGACCGTCGTGGTGGGTGACCAGGTGTATCACCCGGACGGACATCCGGTCGATGTCGTACGCACCACTAGGGTGTTCGATGAAAGAGACTGCTTCGAGGTCACTACCACGGACGGACGCAGCGTGGTGGTCGATGGCGATCACCGTTGGACCGTGAACGATCGTCGCAGTAATCGCGGCTGGGAGACGCTGAGCACTCGCCACCTCCTCAGCAATGGCCTGCTTCGTAATCCAATCTCCGGGGGACGGTACGCCTATCGTCTCCCAACCCAGCGGGCAATCGTCTCTAAGCCAGTAGACCTGCCGGTGGACCCCTACCTTCTCGGCGTATGGCTTGGTGATGGGACCGCCGGAAAAGCCGAGATCACTTGTATCGAAACTGAGGCTGATGAGCTGATCGATTTGCTTGGCGTTGGTATCACCTCGATTAGGCAGGTCGGCAACGCCCGGCGGATCAACTTCCGCATCACAGCGCGCAAGTCACGCGACGGTTTTCCCGCGCGTTGCCGTGAGCTGGGCATTTGGACCGACAAGCGTATTCCCGATGTATATCTGACTGCGGGTAGCGAACAACGCCTGGCTTTGCTTCAAGGACTGCTCGATACGGACGGCAGCATCGACGTTAACGGCAGGGTTCGGTTCTGCTCGACACTCAAAGAGATGGCTGAACAAGTTCTGTACCTGGCGCGATCTTTAGGCTGGCGTGCCACCATGGTGGAAGGCGTCTCGCGGTACGCAGAACGTATCTATGGTGCCTCGTATTGTGTGGGTTGGACTCATGATGCGACCGAGCCTCCCCCATTCCGTCTGCGCCGCAAGCTGGCACGGGTACAGACGCGACCATCCAGGGCGGGAGAGCGCACATCTATCAGTATCCGATCAATAGCCGCTGTATCCCGTCGCGCGACACGCTGCATCACGGTGGGCAGTCCTGACAGTTTGTTCCTGGCCGGACGTGACCTGATTCCTACGGCGAACTGTCAGTGGGTGGATTCGTTGGAGCCGGGGATTATTCCGGCGGAGCATTGGGCGGAAACGATGGACGGGGCCAGCCGGCGGGCGGCGGGGGCGCCGGTGTATGTGGGGGTGGATGTCAACTATTTGCGGGCTCGTAGCTATGTGGCGGTGTGTTCAGAGCGGGGGGACGGTAGTCAGCATGTGGAGGTGATCGCGGGGGCGCTGGGCACGGATTGGGTGATCGACTGGCTGGTCACTAGGGCCGATCAGTATGCCGGGATTGCGGTGCAAAAGACTGGGGCGCCGGTGTCGGGGATGATTCCGGACATGCTGGCGGCCAGGTTGCCGATCACCCCCGTGAACACCGGGGTGGAGTTGCAGTCGGCGTGTGGACTGCTTTATGACGGGATCTGCGAGCACCGCATTTTTCATCGTCCCGCACCGTTGTTGGATCAGGCCGCCGCCTCGGGGGTGGGCCGCAACGCCGGGGATGCCTGGATTTTTGACCGCCGTAACTCTCCGGTGGATGTGGCGCCGTTGGTGGCGGTGTCGCTGGCGGTGTGGCTGGCGAACTATATACCCGACGTCAAGAACCCGGTGTGTCATGTCTGGCCCGATGAGGATGTGATCGCAGGATGGGAAAGGCAGGCCGCGGGAAACGATGATCGGTTGGAGCGGGCATGGATGGCGATCCCAGGGTGATGCGGCTGCATGCGGAGGCGATGTCGCCGGATCCGCCCGATGACTACCACCCAAGATCCGGCTCTGGGGTTGCGGCGCCGTCAACCTTGCCGAGGGCCTCGGGGCGTAGCAAAGAAATCGTCTCGACGGTGCTGGAGCTGACGGGGATCACTGTGCTGGCCGCCGGGGGCTGGTTGATCGCCCCCTACGTCGGGCTGATCATCGTCGGTGTCGCGTTGATTCTGCTGGGGGCGGCGGTGACCCGGTGAGCATCCTGGGCCGGTTGTTGCCCGCGGGCAGCCTCGAGCGCCGCACGCTGATGTCGTCGGCGTTCGTGCCGCCTCCCCAGGTCGGGGTGATCGACGATTTCGTCGGGGTGCACCGCGCCATGTGTAATATGACAGTTTACGGTTGTGTGCGATTGTTGGCGGACACGATCGCGTCGTTGCCGTGGAAGGCTTACCGGCGGGACAGAAACGGGGTTCCCGTCGCGCTGGATCCGCAGCCTTCCATTATTCGCCAACCGATGCCGAATTTCGATTTGTTCCAGTGGAAGTGGATGGTTGTCGCGAATCTCGCGTTGCGGGGGAATAGTTATCATCTGATCACGTCGCGGGATAATCAGGGCTGGCCCACCGCGATGCTGCCGTTACATCCCGATATCGTCTATTTGGAGCGCCGCACCGACATCTTGACTTGGTTTGATCCGATCTATCGGGTGATGGGCGAGCAGGTCGACCGCAACGATATCTGCCATATCCGCCGGTTCACGATGCCCGGCGAACCCTGGGGATTGAGTCCGATCCGGCAGGCCGCCGTCGCTATCGGACTCTCGTTGTCGGCGGAGGAGTACGGGTACCGGTGGTTTAAAGAAAGCTCGAACCCCAGCGGGCTGTTGATGACTGATCAGAATCTGGATCCCGACGCGGTGGAACGTCAGCAGCAGAACTGGATCGCCTCCCACGGCGGGCGCCGGCTGCCCGCGGTCCTGACGGGAGGGTTTAAATGGCAGAACCTGTCGATCAGCCCGGAGGAGTCCCAGTTCCTGGAAACCCGGGAATTTCAGCGCACCGACATTTGCATTATGTTCGGCGTCCCCCCGGTCCTGCTCGGGGACACCAAAGCCACCACCGCCTGGGGCACGGGCATCCAACAACTCACCCAGGGCGCGGTCACCTACACTTTCCGCCCCTGGACGGCGTGTATCGAACAAACCCTGTCGGATCTGCTGCCGCGGGGACAGTACATTTCGTTTGACTTCGACGCTTTACTCAAGGGCGACATCGACACCCGCTATAAGGCGTATCAAACCGGCATCTATACCGGCTGGATCTCCCGCAACGAAGTCCGCGCGAAAGAGGAGATGGAACCCAAGTCTGAGCTCGACGAATTCCTGCAGCCGGTCAACATGGCCCCGGCTGGGCATGATCCGGCGAAAACCGCCGCCTTACAGGCGAAAGGCACCCAAGGGGAAAAACAGCCGGAGACGCAGCCCGGCGCCGGCGGCGACAACACACAACCACAACCCCGTAATGGTTCACCGGTAGGAGCGAACAAATGAACCAGGCCAATCGCGCTAACCTGCTCAATGTTCCCGAAACGCGGGCGGCCTGTCCGTTCGAATATCGCGAAGACGCCGCCAGCGGAAAGATCATCGTTGAGGGCTACGCCGCCACTTTTGATCCCTACGAGGTCTATGGTGGCCCCGATAAAGGCGGCTGGACCGAACAACTGCAACGCACCGCGTTCGACGTCACCTTAGCGTCCAAACCTGATCTGGTCCTGTTGATCAATCACGAGGGCTACCCGCTGGCCCGCACCACCACCGACACGCTGCAACTGTGCCGTGATCGTCACGGCCTGAAAATCCGCGCCCAGCTCGACCCGACCGATCCCGACGTGCAGCGATTGATGCCCAAACTCAAACCGCAAGCCAACGGAAAATCCAACATGGACGAAATGAGTTTCGGGTTTAGGGTCAAAGATCAGATGTGGGATAACTCCTACACTCACCGGACTATCACGGAGCTGTCTTTACACCATGGAGATGTGTCCATCGTGAACTACGGCGCAAATTCCAACACCCACGTCGCGGTATCCGACACCATCGATGCACTGGCTCAACTGTCGCGTGATGATTTGTTGGAGGTGCGCAGCGCCGTGGATGACAACCTTGCCCGTGTCCGGTTCAGCGCCCCGACCCCCGGCGTTGTGCGCACCGAACAACCCGATATTGAGGTGCCGGTGAAACCTACCGGGCCGGAAGCGTTCGAATCCCCCCACGACGACACCGTGTCCGTCGGTGACATCGATGCCACCATCCAAGCCATCCGCGACGCCGCCGACCCCGAAGGCCTGCGCAGCCTATCCAAACGACTGGCCGAATTCAGCGCCGTGTCACTACCCCCAACTTTGGCGCCCTAGCGTTATCATCAACGGTTAAGCCGTCGAATCTGGCACAGAACGGACGGGGCCCGGCACGGGCATGACCGAAAAGTCAGCACCCCCTTATTCCGTCGCGCCCGAAGGAACCCCTCTGATGCCTGACGCTATCGAAAACACCTCCATGGCCGAATTCGCCAACCGGCTCATCGAAAAACGCTCCGAATTGTGCGAGAAGCGTGAACAGCTCGAACACAAAGCCAACGCGATCCTCATGGTCGCCAAAAACCAGAACCAGGACACCCTCTCGGCTGAGGATGACGCCGAAGTTGGGCAGTACATCGCCGAAATGCGTCAGCTCGGGGTGGACATCGAAGGCCTCGACAAACGTATCCAAGAGGTCGGCGAAGAAGTACGCCGCTCCGGGGAGATCAGCAAAGCCCTGGCTAAGGTGCGTCACACCGAACGCGCGATGGTGTCGGTCAAAGAGTCGATGATCTACACCCGCGAGAACCGCCACCAGCGTTCCTACATCAACGACCTGATCCGGGTGTCCACGCCGGGCGGGGACACCAGCGGTGAAGCGATGCGCCGGCTGACCAACCACTCCCAGGACGTCGCCACCGAAAGCGCTTACGCCGAATACCGCGACATTTCCCGGGTCGACGGCCAGGGGGGTTACGCGGTTCCGCCGGCGTGGCTGATGGACCAGTACGTCACCTACGCCCGCCCGGGCCGCGCGTTCGCGAATGTGTGTCAGCGTCAAACCCTGCCCGGGGGCACCGATTCCATCAACGTGCCCAAGATGCTGACCGGGACGACGGTAGGGGTTCAGACCGCCGACAATCAGACGGTGTCGCTGACCGATCTGACGGACACGTTCATCAACGCCCCGGTACGCACCATCGCCGGCCAGCAGAACGTCGCCATCCAGCTCATCGACCAGTCGCCGATCGCGTTCGATGACGTCGTGTTCCGCGACCTCACCTCGGCGCACGCCGCCGTGCTGGATCAGCAGGTCATCGGCGGTTCGGGCTCGAACGGTCAAGTGCTGGGTGTGGGTAACACGCCGGGCATCACCGCCATCCCGTCCGCGGGTGTCACCCTCGCCAACGTTTATTCGGCGATCGCCAACGCGATCCAGACGATCCACACCACCCGATTTTTGCCCCCGGAAGTGATCGTCATGCATCCGCGGCGCTGGGGCTGGCTGCTCGCCCAGTTCGACCAGCAACAACGCCCGGTGGTGCTGCCCGAAACCAACAACCCGATGAACGCTGTCGGCATCCTGGAGGCCGTCGACTCTCAGCAGATCGTGGGACGCATGCATGGCCTGCCGGTGGTCACCGACCCGAACATCGCCACCAACTCCGGGGCCGGCACCGAGGACATCGTGTATGTGATGCGGTCCTCGGACCTGATCCTGTGGGAGGGCGGCATCAGGGCGCGCGTGCTTCCAGAAACTAAGGCAGCAAACCTAACGGTGCTTTTGCAAATATACAACTATTTGGCCTTTACTGCGGCCCGCTACCCCGCCAGCGTCGTGACGATCACCGGTTTGACCGCACCAACATTCTAAAAAGTCGGTGCCATGCACCCACTTTTTAATA